CAGGCTCGCGCCCACTCGGCCGAGAGCCTGGCGCGCGGCCCGCCGGTGATATTCGCGATTGAACATTTCGCCAATCGCTTTAGAGGAACTTCCGGGGCCGGACCGTTGCGCAGGTTCGCGCCGGGAGACGGTCCCGGAAGCCGCGCGGGGAGCTGAGAGCCCGCGCTAACTGATGGTCACGCCGGAGTTCGCCAGCGGATACCACTTGCCGTTGCGGGCGATCAGCACTACATAAGATCCCGCAGTCCCGCCGAAGGTGATCAGGTGATGCGCCGGCACGATCGTGTTCGCAGGTGCGGTCACGGTGTGCGCGTGGCCGCCGACATCGACGATCGTGATCTCGAGGCCGTCGTTTCCGCCGGCGCTCGGATCGCCCGCAGCAGGCGCAGCCAGAGTGGTGGCATTGACCCCGCTCGATTCGATGAAGGAGGTTCCGCAGATGGGCGCGGCGGCGCCGGCCGGCACTGCGGAGAGGCCTCCGCCGCCGCCCTGGATGACGTCGGTCGAGCCGGTGAGGATTTCGTATTGAAAGGGAAGGTTCGCGCCCTGCCCGACGATCGTATCGTTGTCGGGCGAAGCAGCCGGAACCAGAGGAGCCGGATGAGGTGCGGTGGCGAGAGTCATTGCGATTGTTCTCCTGAAAGTGGACTAGGCCGGGTCCAGGCGCGGAATCTAGTCCGCGCCTGGCGCCAAGCCGAATTTAGCTCGAAGCCTGCTGCAGATAGCAGATGGGGTGCGTGCCGGCGTCGAGCAATTGCCCGTCGGCGCGGCTGAAGCCGATGAAGGCCAGCTGACCGTAATCGGCGAAGCGCTCGCGCAGCGTGAGTACACCGAGCTCCTTCACTCGGCGGATGACGTATTTGTCGAGCAGTCCGAAGAGCACGGTGTTGTTGCCGGCTGAGGCCGAGCCCGGGGTCGGCGTCATGTCGTTGTTGATGTAGTAGGGGTAGCCATTAATCGTGTCTGGGTCGCCCGTGGCCAGGCCGGGCTTCCACAGCGGTCGGCCGTATTTGTCGAGCAGGACCTTGATCACGCGCAGCGTCTGATCGTGGAACATGTAGGCGGCGCCGCGGCGATAGAGCGGATCGACGGTGTGCTCGAGGTTGTCGAGGTCCTTCGAGCCGATCGACGTGCCGCCGGTTTCCGCCCCGCCCGTGTTGGTCGCAGAGCCGGAGGCGATCAGCGGAATCCCATAGGCCTGCCCCGGCGTGGCATTGGGCGAGCCGCAAGCCGCGACCACAGCGGTGACGATGCCATTCGGCTCGTTCGTTCCGCTCCCGACCGTGAACTTTGTGTTGTAGATACGGCCGAGACGGATGGCCATTTTCTTCTTCAGGTAGGCTTCCATGGGGAACGCCGAATCCTGCAGCAGTTCGATGCTCAGCTTGATGAGCTTCGTCGAAAACTTATAAGCCCCGAAGAGCACCTGGCCGATGGTGACATCCTTGAACGCGACCTGCTGGCCCTCGCCTACGATCTCACCGCTCACTGTGGTGTCATTGTCCGTGGGATAGGGGAGAGGTTGGCCGGTCGCGGTGTCCATGATCTCGGCCACCTCGAGCATCGGCCCGTAGTACTTCAGAGCCTCTTCCACTTCGTACACGAAGCCGCGGGGCACGAAGTAGCCGCCGAGCGACAGCGTTCCAATGCCCATATCGCGCTTCTCGCGATCATCGAGCTCCGGCCCATTGAGCAGGAATCCGCGAAACTCGGGATCCTGGCCGAAGATGATTGAGCGCGCTTCCGGCCGGCAGCGGTTGCTGTCGCCCATGGCGATGGCCAGAGAGTATTCGCGGAAGGCGTCCCAGAAACGCTCGTTCAGGTCCTGGATTGTCTGCCGAACTTCGGCCGACACCTGATCGAGGGCGTGGTTCTTGAAGATCAGCTGGCCGCCGCGGCGGCTGACGCTGACGCCGTGCACGCGCAGCGCACGATCGTATTGCTGGATTGCGGTCGGGATTCCTTCCGCTCCCAGGCGCCCTTCGGGCGGCCGGCGGGTTCCGCCGAGTTCGCGAGCCAGCTGCTCGGCGCGGGCTTCGCGTTCGTTGTTGGCGCGGATCTCGTCGCGCTCCGTGGTGAGCTTGTCGACGTCGTCCATCACTTTGTTGAATTGGGCTCGGGCTTCCTTCACCTGCTCGGCCGTCGATTTCTTGTCGGCGATGGTCTTGCGGAAGTTCTGAGCCTGCTCGTTGAGCTGCTGCAGTTGCTCAGCGATTTCACGCAGTCTGCTCTGACTCATGGTCTTTTCCTTTTTTTGAATTCGGCCCATTCCGCGGGCGCCGCCCGCGGATGACACGTTTCCCACCGCACGCTCGGACTTTTACGCCCAGCCGCTTCCGGCGCGCGCGAGCGGGGTCGAACCTAAGCTTGAGGAACTGCCGGCTTCATGCCGGCCACTTCATGCCGGCCACGCGCATGCGCAGGTCGATCTCATCGAGCGCCGCGGCGCGATCGCCATCATCGTCCGCGCCCGGATGGTCGCAGTCGGGATCCTCGCAATCGGGATCAGAACAATGTTCACAATCGCCCACCAGGCATTCGGGGCAATCGCACTGGCAATCGATGCCGCCCCCGATCGTGGCTCGCTGCTCGGCGGTGAGCCCGAGGCTTTTCGACTGGTCATCCGATACCGCGATGCCGTACTTCTTGCAGAGGCGCGCCAGGCGCTTCCATACCCCAGCCTTTTTGTCGCTGGGGATTTTTTTCGTCTGGTTGAAGCGGGCGAGCGCGTTGCGCAGATGCGACTTCGTCTTGGCCTCGCTCGAGAACTTCCAGGGCAGCGCCCAGGTCGAAGGATCCGCGGCGTCGCCCACGTAGAGGAAGCAGCTGGCGGTCAGGTCCTCGCCGGCGACGCGCTTGGTCTTTTTGTCGCCCCGGGCAGAGCGCGCATCGCTCATGTGGTCGCAGCGCTCCTGATCGCCGCAGCTGGCCATGTGCATCTCGCATTCATCGCACTCGGCCGACATGCAGGCCCGGCAGCCGCAGCGGCAGTCCTCCTCTTCGTTATCGTCCTTGGCGCGCAGCTCCGGCACCAGTTCAAGCACGCTCGCCGGAACGCCGCCGGGAAAGAGCAGCGAACGCATTTCGAGCGATCGCGCGCTTACGTCGGTGCCGCTGTATGCCGGATAGGTCACCGGGCCCACGTCGTAGAGATCGACGTCCTGGATCTCGCGCCGGCGGATGGTCTGCGTGCCTTTCTTCTCTTCGGTCACGACTTCCTTCGTGACCGAGAAGGCGAAGCTGCAGCCGGAAATATCACCACGCTGGATCAACGTGCGCACGTCGCGGCCGGTCTGCGTGTCCGGAGGCTCGCAATCGAAATAGAGCCCTTGCTGATCTTCCTTGAGCGAGAGCGTGCCCGCCGCGGTGCGTCCGATCACCTGGTTCGAGTCATGGTTGACCAGCCCGCGGACGTCCTGCTTTTCTTTCAGCGCCCGCTTGAAGGTGCCCGGCTTGATGCTCTCGACCACGCGGTAGTTGCCGCTGTCCCACAACACGTACTCTTCATCGAAAACGGCAGCATGCCCTTCGATGTGGCCGTCGTTTTTGGCGCGCACCAGGGCGCCCTTGGCAAAGCGGCGTTCGATCATGATTCGACCTCCTCGAAAGTTTCGGCTTGCTCGCAGGCCAGGCGCGTCGCGGCGGCACGATAGGCTTCGACCGAGAGCGCTTTGACCGCCCGCGCCAGCTCGCGCGTGCAGATTTCGTCGGCGCGGCCGTTTGACCGGCTCCAGCCCTCGGCCGAATAACGGTGGTGCATGGTGCTGAGATATTCGGCAACGAAGGAGCTTTCCGCGGGATCCGGCGAGATGCCCAGCTCGGCCGAGGCCTCGACGTCGGCCTCGGCGAAGATGGTGGTCAGAAGCGGCAGAAAAGCCCGCTTAAAGGCCGCGAGATCACAGCGATCGCGGGCGGAAATGCGTCCGAAAGCATCGCGGAATAGCCGCGAATATGCCTGCTGCATGCCGCCCACGCCTTTGGGTTTCTTTTTCGACTTCGGTTTCGCATCGTCACCAGCAGGCTCCGGCGAATTGTCGGGTAGCGCGGGATTCTCAAATACTTTGCTCGCTGGCGCGATGTTGATGGGCAGATACGTCGCATCGTTCTCGTCGCCCTCGAGCGGGTTCATGCGCAGCCGCTCGCGCGCGTCATTGGGCTCGAAGACGCCGAACTGGATCATGGAAGCGATGAACTGCCGCAGGTCGTTGGCCGCGGGCACCACCAGTGGCCAGGTGTCGAAGAACATGCCAAACTTCCGGCCGGCATTACGCCCGACCTTCGATCGCGGGAACAGTTTTCGCACCACCTCTTGCTGCCAGGCTTCGAGATCCGGGCGCAGCGAGAAAGTCACGAATTCCTGGCCGATCTGCTCCGTGTTTGCCCGGTTACTCTTCTCAGTGACGCCGGCCATGTGCGGCGGGACGTTGAAGATCCGGCAGACTTCGACCACTTGGTGTTCGCGCGTCTCGAGGAACTGGCCTTCATTCGGAGGGACGGTGGTCGGGGTGTACTTCATGCCGGCTTCGAGCAACAGCGGCCGCAGCGCGTTCTCACCGCCCCAGGATTCCTGGATCGAGCGCTTGGTGCGCTCGTAGTCCTCTGGTGGCATGATCGTCGGATATTCGAAGACGCCCATTCCGACAGCGCCATTGCCAAAGAACTTGCCGCCGAACTTTTCCGTAGCGAGCGCCAACCCGATGGCGTTGCGGGCGATCTGGATGACGTCCTGGCCCAGCCGACCGTCGAGCGCCAGACCGGGAATGTGCAAAATGTCCGCAGTTAGAATGGGGCGCTCGGAAGC